AAGACTTGCGGTTGCCCCGGTACACCCCAGATTGCTTGGTAAGCTGGACTACCCGGTCCTTGCCCAGTTCGGGTAAGGATGGATCTGCGGCTTATAGCTCCAGGTTGTACCTCATACTTTGGAGCATTGAAGTCATCAGCTTCAACATACCATCCCTCTGGTACGCGACCACCTTGATACCCTTTGAGCTCTGGGATATCTGGAATGAGAAGTGACTTGTCGGTAGTGGATTGCCGCCAACCTGGAGGTATAGCACCCACTCCAGCAGGCGCGGCTGGACCGCCAGGAGGAACGCGTTGGTCTGGCGGCAATATGATGTCACCTGGGCCCTTTGCCGCCGGAGGTGGAGGCGCGTTCCCCATTATGATGTTATAGTCCTCAAGTTGCTGAGGAGTCATAGGTTGCGGAGTATCTGGAGGATTAGTCTGTAGCGACGGTGCTTTGGGGGCAGGAGGCGCAGGAGCAGGTGGACCAGGTACGTTGCCGGCTGACGCCTGCCGTACCATATCCATGTATTCTTTCCACGGGAAATTGGGGCCTGGGTCAGTATGGTCTGTACCGCCCAGATTCTTGGACACCCATTCGTGTCCGCCAATTCCGGCTTCATCTGCCCCGCCAGGACCAAGCATTTCAAGCGGTATGTTAAATTGCTTAGCCTGAGCCGCAGTTAACGCTGCGAGGCTGCGTAATGCTTCAGGATGCTTTAGCCATTCCTCTTTTGTCCAGCTTGAGTTTGATCCGGCGATAACAGCATTGATAGACCGGTCATTGCCTGGCGATCCTACAGACCAAGCAGCACGGTTGGGGTCAACGGCTTGGACAATTTCGCCGGTGTTCGGATCAATGAGGAAGTTGTACGACCGTTGCCCACCCGGCGAGGCAGACGTAAGATCATCCATCCATTTAGCAAGACCCTCTGCCGAACCTGGAATGCCTTGGTTCTCTGGAGTGGCCCCTGGCTCTTCAAACTGAGTATGTACCAAGAACTGTCGAGGTGGACCGGAACGGGTACTTGAATCTGAAGTTGGACGATTGACGATATTGATTGGGCCTGGCGCACCAGCCGGTGGGGGATTGGCTCCAGGACCGCCAGGCCGATATGGCTGCTCCGGTCGTTGGCCGGCTGTAGTCAGAGCGTCAAGGAATGGCTTGACTCCACGTTGGGCATTGGCCAGATGCCCCTTCTCAACGTTCTGCGGATTGTAAGGGCCACCTCCAGATACAATCTCACCAAGGAATTTGTTAGGGCCAACAGCTGCGAACTTGGATGGGCCTCCACGTTCACGCGCTCTGTCGAAGTATGCGTTGATATTGAGCATCGGGTTTTTGCGTTGCTCAGGAGTCAAACCACCGCTAAATGCTTCCTTCTCTTGGAAGATGCCAAGAACCAAGTGCGCCGAATCTGGGCCACCCTCGCCTGGTAGTCGCTGTACGCCACCGGAAATGTCGGCTTGAAGCGTGCTTTCACCATAAGCCTGTGTAACAAACTGACGAGCCTGCTCATCAGTGTAGCCTTCAGACAAGGCCTTTTGGTAGATGTAGTTAGCAATCTCCTGCTTGCTAGATTGCGGACCGATGGTACCGGGTGGGCCTGCTTGGCCTGGCGGAACTGGAGCAGTTTGACCAGGTGGTGGAGGTGCGGCCGGTGGCGGAGGTGCCGCGGCTGGAGGCACATTGCCTTGCGGACCTGGGTGCGAACTTCTGGTGGTTGGCTCCATACCAGGAGCAGGTATCACTTCCCCATTCGGTCCACGTTGAGGTACGCCAGGCACACTTTCCTGCGGCGGTCCTGTATCCTTTGGTACCAGTTCCGGCAATGGAGCCACGCCTGGCTCTTCTGGTGCTTTGGGTACGCCAGGAACATCTTGCTGCTCTGGGCCTTTGGGCTTGCCGAATATCCCGCCACGGCGAGTCATCGGATTGTCACCCTTGTTCCAAAGTGAGGCGACAATCTTCAGAGTATTGACGGTTATATCAAATATGCCTTTGACTACGTCAAAAGCATTCTTAGCCATATTGCCCCAGGCCGTCATTTCCTCAGTCAGGCCTTCAATCCACTCTTCAAACCCAGACTTCTTGGCCTTGCCACTTCTGCTCTTGACACCCGCAGATTGGAACTGAGTACCAAATCCGGTACGTCCACCGAACCCATCAGCAGCACCGCCGGCTGCGGTATCCGCAGCACCGGCTATGGCTGGCGCGGCCGCAGATATACCGGCCGCATAACCCTCACCAAGTTGCTGACCCCACTGCTCGGTTGAGGTAACCGAAAGTGGACCCTTCTTGGTCGGTGATCCAGGCTTCAACCAATCTGGTAGCATCCCGGCCACAAAGTCCAGAGCAGATTGGAGACCGTGTTGCGCAGACTCCATAATGCCGTCGGCGAAACTGGTGATGAAGTTCTTGCCCCATTCCAGGGCTTTGCCGGGCAGTTCCTTGAAGAATGTGCCGATGTTGTCGACCCATTGACTGATTGTGTCGGTGATTGTATGCCAAGCATTTGCTACGGCTTCAGTCAGACTCTTCCATATGTTGGAGAACGTATCTGCGATCCAGCTACCAAACTGCTTTAGCTTCTCCCACAACTCACCGGCAATACGCTTGACGTCGTCCCAGTTCTTGTACAGGTAAATGCCGGCCGCTACTAGCAATCCGATGGCTAGCACAACCGCACCAATAGTCAGAGCTACAGCACCGATACCAACTTCAAGTACGGCAGCAATTCCGGCAAGTGCCGTGATAGCCCCAATTACAGCCGGTATAACAGTGGCCAACACAGAGAACGTCGCAGCCAAACCGGCGATAGTCTCAATCTCAGTCGGCGTCAGTTTGTCTAGCAAGCTAGCAAGAGCGCCGGCCAAAGTGGTGAGTATCGGCGCAAGGTCAGTTGCGATATCAGCAAAGTTCTGTAGCAGACCCGGTATCTGCGGGCCAAGCTGCGAGACAATCTGCTCCAGAACCTTGCCCAAAGTGGTTAGGAACTGGTTCAAAGCAGGGGCAGAAGCAATTAGCTGAGGGCCAAGTTCCTTCAGAGCATCAGCAAACGATTGGAAGAATGAAGCCAGCCCAGGGCCTATCGCCGTGCCCAGTTTGAGCAAGGTGTTAAGGATGGTACCAATACCACCGGCGACCGTCCGCATAATCGGACCAAGTACCTTGCCGGCCTCGCTCAGATTGTTGAAGAACTCCTTGAGAGTGTTCTGGCCTTCGACACTTTCGGTCCAGGCACGGAACTCTTCAGCCAGTCGCTGAATGAAACTGAGGAAGCCACCAGCATCCCCACCGATCGTGAAGATGTTACCAAGAGCTATGCCGATATTCTTCATTATGTTGAAGAGTGTTTCAAAGGCATTGATACCAGTTTGGATCCAACGTTGTAAATCACCGTTCTGAGCGGCAGTTTGAACCCATTTGTTAAACTCGTTGGCGACCTGAACGATAGCACCAGATAGCTGCGTGAAAAACGTTGAGCCGACCGTGCTCAAAGTGGTCATCGCATCTAGGAATGGCTTCATCGCAGGTTGTAGTGCTCGTAAACCTTCTGCGACGTTATGGATGAAGATGCCGATGGACTTCATCACATCAGCTTGCTGGACCCATACCGCAAACTCGTGAGCGCCTTGGCCGAGTACGTTCGCAACCTCACGCAAGCCATTCATCAACAGCGGTAGCAGATTGAGAACCAACGGCTTGATATCGTTTATGATCGGTTCAAACAGGCCCTGCTGAACCACCATCTGGGCGCCGCGAAATGAGCTTGAGAATGACTGGAGCGTACGCAATACCTCTTGGGCAGCTGGCGCCATCTTCTTGAGAGACTCAGTAAACTTTTCAGGGTCCTCAATGTTACCTAGTGCGTCACCTACACCTTGAGTCGCTAACGTCAGAGCACCAAATACGGTGACGACGCTACCAACGGCTGCTGGTAGCAAAAGCAAAGCGCCAGACAATTCGACGACCGCTGCGGCAGTCCCCAATATGCCTTGAATACCACCACCACCGAGCAATCCCAAGAGGCCACCCGCAGCTAACCCGCCAGCGCCGAACGCAGAGCCTTTGGCCATGATACCAAGAAACTTGTTCATGGAACTGCTCATCTTGTCGACAGATCCGCTGATGTCGTTAGCAACCCGATGGTAGTCTTTGAGGTGTCTGGTTGACTTGTCGAGGGTTACGTTGTGCCGGTCTAATGTTCTGGTGAACTTGTCGACAGCATCAGTGTTTCCGTGTATCTCGGCTTGAAGTGCTCGCTCTGCTTCCTGTAGTCGCTTTGAGGCTTGGAGGTGTTCGCCAATGGATCTGCGCCGTTCCGTATCAACACGGATCTGGTCTTCCATTGTCGAGTTTGTGTCCGCCATAACGCGGCGGTATTCCTGCTCAGCCTGTTTGCGTCTATTGGAAGCAGCTACAGCTTCCTGCGACCTGCGATTACGCTCCTGCTCAATCCGAGACAGGTTCTGAGTGGAAGTGGATAGTCGATCAGTTTCATCCCGCAGGTCTTCAACAGATTCGCGCGCACGCTCAGCTTGGCGCGTATCTGCGGTGATGATAATCTCGCCATGTGCTCTGCCGAGATTGTAATCAGGCATTGGCCGTTACACCACCTTCAGACCACAGTATCTCGTCTTGATCATCATCTTCGCGCTTCTTCACTCTGCGCTTCAGAACACGGTCTGGGATTGCCTCGCCGTCTGGGCCCACTTTGCGGTCTACGACCCCAGTTGCGAATGGGTTTGCGAATCCGGCTGTAGACTTCAACATGTCGTCGCCCATACAACGTGCGAATGCTCGCTGCCTATTTGATCGTGCGAACATGGGAGTGCTTCCACGCTCTTCAGCTTCAGACATTTCGCCTTCTACATACCTAGCAAATAGAAATATCCCTCTATCAAAGCAGAATCCTGCTGCGCCGGCCACTCCGTAAATTTCACTGGGTTGTTTGTGGTAGGACTGGCTCACTTGCCAGGCCTCCCAAGCCCTCCGTTTGGTCCCAAAGACTTTTCAAGTCATCCATACTCTTGCCGAAGACAGCACCGAAAATGTACATCCTTTCCATCATCGGTATGTTGTCAATCGGGATGGTAGCGACAAAGTCGGGATTATTCCAATCCCGTTCTGTCCCAAGCTCAACCAATTTCTCATCATCGGTAACACGAGGTTTGATTGTGGCGGCCATCACAATCTGATCGATGGCCTCAAGCATACTCATCAAAGCCTCTGGCTTCTCCGACATTGCTTCCTTCATCTTCACTTCGCGCTCTTCATCCGTCATGTCGCCCATCAGCATGGGCGTGAAGGTGTCGAGGTACTCCATCAGATTGAGCCGGAACAGATCCTCACGTTCCAAGCGCATCAGCCGACAGAACTGCCCGCTAGGCAGTTCCAAATCAAACTCGATACGCTTCTTGGTCTGCCAACCTGTCGGGGCATACGGATTTGCGGGCTTTTTTGGAAGGGTATCCGCCACGTGAATGGGCTCAGGAGCTACATTCGGCTCGTCACCGGTAGCGTGACGATGGCGACCACCCTCATCTTCCACAGGTGGTTGTGGAATGCGTGGCGGTCCCGCACGTCGGGGTTGCGCGCTACCTAATCCAACATCAGTCATTTTCGGCCTCCTACGGACTCTGACTGTTTGACTCTCTTACAGGGTCAATACGTTCACCGGAATGGAGAAGTCACCTACAACTCCGCCAACCTTTGCGGCGACACGGAACTGGTACTGCGTGGCGGTCGTGAGGCCAGTTTGAGAGACTGTCGTCGTCGGGCCAGTTACCGTGGCGGGCGTGCCCGGGGTGAAGGTAACGCCGGCATCAATCGACTTCTCAAGGTGGTACTCAGTTGCGCCGGGCACCTCATCCCAGTTCAGCTCGACAGTGGTAGCAGCGACTACACCGGGCATCAGGCCCATCGGAATTGGAACAGGGTTCTGTTCCGGCGTAGCCGACAACGGGCTGTCGGTCTCACTTTGGATGATCTCATACAACCAACGTGCCGAGTCGTGAACCATTGGGAGGCCCACGCCGTCGATTGCGCTGGTCTGGAACGCGCCACCACGGTGATCACCTTGGACGCGACCGTTCGCTTTTGCCCGGTAGATACGGGCATTTACGCTGCCACCGCTGTCGGAAATGATACGACCATCGATGCGGAAGTACGGGCGAATGTCGTTGCCGGACTTGCGCAGCCTGGTCTTGCGGTTAGGCGTTACACCTTCCTCAAGCACGACCGCACCGGACACGATCGACCACGCCTTGATTGGCAGGCCGCCAGCTTCAAGCGACCAGTCAACTTGCGGGCCACGACCGTGGACCGCCACGAGGACATCGTCGCCTCGTAGCTCGTCATATTGCTCTGTCTCTGAGAAGCCCAGAGTCATAGCGACAGGCAGCGGGTAGCTGGTATTGGCGAGCACAGTTCCCTGTGCGTCGGTGTACGGAGTGAGCATGATTTGGCGAATGCCGTAAGGCAGGGCATTTGGCATGTTAGCCATTGCGGAACTTCCTTCCTGGATCCTGATAGGTGACAGTGTCCACTAGCTCACCGGTCTCCAGGCTGTAGTAGTGGAACACAGCTACGGCCCTGCCTTTGGTGCAACGAAATTGGTGGCACTTCGATTCAAGACATCGAATGCCGTGGTGTACTTTGATGACGCCGTGAAGTGTGCCGCAACAACGCAATTCCACAGGCGCGTTATCATCGTACACAACATCCGGCATGGCCACGATCAGTCAGTTACCTGAACCAGATTGCCATCTGAGTCGTAGTCCACTTCCAGGAAGCTATGGCCACCAGCTGGCTGCAAATCGTCAATCAGCAGGTAGTCAAGTTGCTCGTCTGAGAAGCCTCCATCTTCAATCAGGAAGTCGTTTTTGGTGTTCCAGGTATGCGGAGCCTTGCCCGGATCAATCGTCAACGACTTCCAATCTGCCGGCGTGATAGTCCGTTCTGATGCTGCGCCAACGTATTTGACGAATGGACCTTCACGACGCTTCTTCTCCACACGCCTGCGACGCGAACCTGGAGGCAATGAGCCTTCTGGTGTAGGAGACTCAACCTCAACTGGAGCTTCAGCTTTGGTATCGGTCTTGGGAGCGGTAGCCTTCGCAGCCGTTTCTGCCATTTTCATAACCTTCCTATGATGCTGTTACTCGGCTGAGCACTCTGTAACTGGCGGATCGACAAATTGTTTGGTAGCCATCATCCCTGAGATCACGAGAATGCTGGTTGACTTCGATCAAAGTGATAGAGTGCCCATCACCGCCAGGCTTGTCTACAATGTCGAGCAAAATGCGGTCAAGGATCTCAACTACATCATCAATGCGAACAAAGTCGGTGGAGAACTCACGGTACATGTGTACCCAGATAACCAATTCTCTTGTACCACGGGCAGTCTGGGTATCATCCCCACGCAAAGTGATGTCGTGGCCCTCCCAGCGGAGGACCAGGAACATCTTGTCGTTGGGGCGCTGCTCACCGTCGTAATTGACGAGGATGCTATCAGCATCAAACCCCATCGCTTGTAACAACGGGTCATTCAGAATGGAGTCGTACACCACAGCCCTAGACACGCCGGCCACCCCTCGCTCTGCCCTTCCTGCGCGTCCGCACGCTGCCTCGCTTAGCGGTTTTGGTACGCTGCGAACCAGGATGCGCCGACATTTTGGGGAACACGTTAGGTGGAGGCTGGTCAGGATGATTGAGCAAACCCTCCAGAGCCTTCATCAAATCCTTGCCCACGGGCACGAGAGTGGGGATAATGATTGGTCGCCCACCCTTCGCTTTGCTCTTGAGCTCCAACCAAATTCCATACGGAACGCTATGGCTGAGGAGAATCTTATGCTGGGTCTTGACGCCGAGATTGCGATGCTTGGTGGCTGTAAACAATCCAGTACGCGCATTCGTCGTGTCGTCGGTCCACGGTGCTCGCAGACGCATCCGACCTTCACCGTAGTTGGCGGCATAGTCGACAGTTAGCGTAATGGTCTTCTCAACTTGCTCGGGCAGCAATTCGAGATTGCGCTCCAGCTCAATTGAGTCGAACTTGAATTCAGACACCAATCACCCCAAAGCCTTGGTCAATCTCTTCTGTAGCTCGGCTTTGGTACCTGACGTTGACTCACCCAATCCGCGCAACTCATCCCTGAGTTCATCGACGGTGAGTTCCTCAACGTCAACTTCCTCAACAGACTCGGATGCCGGTGCGTTGACCGGCTCCACTACCGGATAAACTGGCCCGGTAGCAAACTGGTCTGTCGCGAAATTGGCCGGCAGCCTTGGGACGTTGGCAGCATTGTTCACTTCGGGATCTGGCTTGAACCCCTCAGATTCCTGGTATTCCTTGTCGAATCTGCGGTTGTTCTCTTCCACCCGCCAGTCCAAGGACATTTCGTGAAGCCACTCCTTGTCCTCATCCGAGAGTGGCTTCTCAAAGTCAATCTGACGACTCATCGTGTAGCTCCTGTAAGAGTGTAGGCAGCTGGCGCAGCGTAGTTACCGCTGGCCTTGACTTGAAGGATCACAGCTCCGGTCCTGCGCCGAACGCCAGTACCAAATCCGTGGACGTAGTACCCATCGATCAGCGGATACCGCTGCTGGTTGCCCGGCAACAGTTTCAGACCGCGCCACGCGGCTGAGGAGTGCTCGCGAACACCGACGATGTTCTCGTCAGTACCAACACCGCCCGTGCTCAGGAACAGCACGTAGCCAGGAGGCATCAACGGCTCTTCAACGACGATCACGTCCATGTAGGAACCACTTACACGCAAGCCGTTCCAAGTTGACGGAGCCTGACCACCGAGCAGACCTTCCGCATTGCCGATGAGCAACGCAGGTTGGCCGAGCGCCGGCACGAAGTCGAAGTTGGCGACCACAGATTGGCTCGCAACGCCAAACCGCCACTTTCGCATTTCGTTGACTTCCGCACGATTGGCGAACGCAACGATCTGAGTGCCGGTGTCCCAACCATACCCATGTTCGGTGAGGTGGTTGACCGAGTTCTCAAAGTCGCCTGGATCGATGATCGCGTTGCCGCTGACGAGGTAGTGGTTATGCGTACCGTCGAAAGCGACACCCTTGTAACTGGGTGGTACCCAGCCATCGTTGTTCGCCAGCGGGTAGACGTTGTACTGGAGGGAGTTGATGATGGTTGTACGCGAACGATTGTCGAACAGCGCTTCCATCGTCTTGCGGAACACCAGAGCCTGGTCAGCCTGGATCGCCTTGGTATGAACTGCCTCAACTTGCTGCGCCGGGGAGTCCCGCAGGAACTTCCAGGTATAGCCCAGTTTGAGATCGTAGTCCTTGTAGGCATATGCGAGCTGGTAGTAACTGATGTTCGTATTTGCTCCACGAGGGATACCGAACTCAGTGGCTTCCTCAAAGTTGAAGTCGCCAATCTGAGGGACAAGTTCGATGTCCGAGAGCACCGGGTAGGTAAGCAATCCCACCATTCCCTGTTTGTGCTCGTTGTAGATCGTGTTCGCGTCGATGAACTCTGCCCAAAGCAGATTCAAGTCGACACCGTCGATAGTGTGGGTGAGAATATCACCCTCGGTCATATAACCGGAACGGTTGCCCTCACCGCCCCAGATACGGAACTTCAGCGCCATTTTGGTCCTTTCCATTTTGTTGGGGCAGCGTTACGCTGGGAGTCCAGCCTTCACGTTGACTTCAAGACGGTCAGGTTCAACCGTATGTCCGACATAGTACGTGCCGGCTCCGCCAGTCGACGTGATCACACCGTTGGCATCGCTGTAGTACTTGGTACCAGCAAGACCAAAGTCGACGCCCGGCACCTTACCGGCATCAGACGGACCAAAGTCGGTGACACATCCTTGCGTCATCACATCGACGCGAGACACTTCCTTCAGGGGACCAACGCGGCCTGGCTTCTGCGTAACCACGCATACGCCAACGATGCCGGTATTACCAGCACCCTTCACCAGTTTGCCGGCCGTATCGAGACCGACTCCAAAAATCTTGCCCAGATCCGCATCGGGCCAGTCCACGGCAGGATCTGCCCTGAACCCATTCGCAATCGGGTCGTATTTGTCGTAACGGGCCATGTCCTCATGTTCCTTTCTGCGCCAATGACTTACAGTGGCCGGACGGTGGATCCTGGACCAAATCCAGGTATCTTGTATTTGCTTCCAATTTTCTGCTTGTCAGTTTCGCGCTGACGAGTAGAACCGCCAAAAGGATGTGACCCGCTGGGCGGTCCAGAGCCTGCTCCACTTCCGCCCTGATCCTCTTGATTCTGCTTTGGTACCAAGAGGTATGGTTTCTCTTTGGCGATTCGCTTGAGTTCCATATCCAATCCCTCGACCTCACCAGTTTCGATGTCGAGTCGGATATTGTTCTTGTCGATGAATGCGCGTACTGCCTCCACATCGTGCCAGTCATACTTCTTGTCCTTCATGATGGCAGTGTCGAGGTAACCAGTTTCGACGAACGTCTTGAGCTTGTCGTACTTGCCCTTTATGTCGTCACGTTCGGCAGCAACGTCCTGATTCGCTTTGTCCTTCTCCTGCTGGTTCTTGTCGAGGTCACGTTGAAGCTTGATTCGCAGTTTCTTTTCTGCGTCCAATTTGGCTTCAAGGTCCTTGATTGGATCCTCACCGGAATCCCCACCATCACCCGAATTGTCGCCGCCAGCATCAGACTGATCTGATCCCGAATCACCCGACTTGTCGTCACTTTGGCCGGCGTCACCACCCGCATCGTCACCATCAACCTCGCCACCAAATACGCGCAGTTTGCCGTGAAGTAACGCATCCAGAAAGTCAGTCTCGTTAAGACTCTGGGCCATAATCGGTATCCTACTCTCTCAAATTCCCGGTCGCTCCATTTATGCGGCCTTGTATTTCCTGTGATAATACTCGTCGTACACGCCAGATTGGAGACCCGCAGCAAAGTCAGCGAAGCTGGATAACTCCGGCGTGATATAGCACATACACTGCGGGTGGGGCTTTAGCGGCACGTCCGTTTTATCGAAAGTGCCTATGTCAGAATACTCTTCACATAGGTCACCAGGGTCGTCCTTGTGTACTCGGCTTAGGTTCCACCGAACACTTTCGACCCACGGCTTATCTTCCATAGTGCCGATGGA